CAAAGAATTGGAAAACTATGTGCGGCAGACGGAGCGGGACGACGCGCGGAAAGCAGCCAAGGAGATGTTGCGGAAAAGCGCCCCGCGTGGGGTGAGGATCACGAAGGCACTGGCCCGAGCGAAAGGGCTCCTGTGAGCGCCAGTCTAGAGTCTAGAATCGGGACGCCGGGATTGGTACACAACCTTCGGGGCTTTTCGGTAGCGTGTGGGGGGCCAATCGCTATTTTTAGGTCAAGCAGTTCACCCCAAGCCTTCTCAGGAGAGGCCCCTTATGAACCGCGTTCAGATCCGCAATACCATCTACCGTGGTCGCCCTGGCTTTCTCGTATCCGGTGGGCCGACGTTGTACGTCACGCGCATCTTTACGGCTTCCCGCCACCGTGCCGAATTGCTCAAGCTCGCTCTCAAGTCCGATGTCACAGTGGACGAGCGTTTTGCGCTCACCAGCCTGATTCTGTGCTCCCCACGGATCGCTTAGGGTGAGTGCCCCCATGAGCGTTTACCATACGATGGGCTACATGACGGTCTATCAGTTGGTGCGCACATTCCAGAAGCTCAAGACTCGCGCTGTGAGTTATGCCAATGCGTGTGCCTTCAGGAATCCGCCGCGTGGCACGTCGCAGGACAGCAATGCCGCATGGGCTAATCGCTGGCTCGCTGCGTACAGACGATACGATACACTTCCGGTCGGTTCTCACGAGCCGCGTAAGCCCGATCCTGAGTCGGGGCCGGACCCCATCCTATGAGTTCGGGTGATTGCCCACAATGTGGCGAGTCGTTCATGGTACATCCGCCCAACGGCTGCCCACGTCCGTATGGTGGAATATCCGCGTCGCATCCCGAAGCATTTTGCCAGCAGTGTGGGCGCCGCAATGTGGTATGGTTCGCGCCGAGCGACATCTGGAACGCCACGATGGGAGGCGGTCAAGGGATTCTGTGCCCCGTCTGCTTCATCGAAGCGGCAGAGCGTGCTGGATTGTACGGCCCGTGGATTGTTGCGCCCAGTTACTCGGTGCAGCAATTGGACGGGGGGGCGCAGGCGAAAGGACGGCTATGAGCATCGAAGCTTTGGAGCACGAGCGCCGGAATCGGCAAGCCCAGCAACTACGTATCCTGCGGGTGGCGCTCGAAGCGATCTACGGGACGCCCGAATTGACGTTGGCCGAAGTGCGGGCGATTGCCCATCAGGCCTTGGAGGATACGGATTGAGCGCCGCGCCCCAGCCATCGCTGTTCGATGGGAAAACTTACGATCCCGCGTTGGACGAGGACCGCTTGGCTACGGCCTTGGGGCGCATCTATGATGCGATGCGCGATAACGGGTGGTGGACGCTCACGCAACTCGCACAAGTCGGACGCTGCACGGAAGCAGCGGCGAGTGCCAGGATTCGGGACCTACGGAAAATTCGCTTTGGGAGCCATCACATCGAACACGTCCGGGTCCGTGGCGGACTGTGGCGCTACCGCTTGCTGAAGTGAGCCCCACTACGTATCATAGGGGGTGCCTGACCCCTTGGACTTGACGGCCCGTCGGCAACAGCAACTCGACGCTGAACTGGCCGCCCTGCCCCCTGAAGAACGCACCCGCTTCGAAACCCTGAAAATCGCCGCGGACAAGACTCGCCAAGTGGCGCACGGCATGCTCGATGCCCAGCTTGATGTCATTCTCCCGGAACTGCTTACCCATATCGACGCTGGTGGCATCTTCGGCGTTTTGGTCGTGAACCCAGAGCAGATGCCGGTGATGCCCGAGAAGCTGCACCTCGTTGGGGCGAACGGCAGCCCGTTACATGGCTAAGGCCGCCGCTGCGCAAGCGCCCACCACGCAAGGTGTTGGCCCGAGGAATCCCCGGGGCGGGCAATCGTCTGCGTACAAAGCGTGGCTCTCCGCCTTGCTCTCCCAGAAGAATCATCAATCGGCGTTCAAGCGCGCGCTGTTCAAGGACACCCACCCGCACTTCATGTCCGCCACGAAACACGCCGCCGCCTACGCGGAAGGCCTCCCAATCCAACCGACGGTGGACTTGACGCCCCAGCAACCGGCCCAGCTCACGGCGAGTGCGCTCCTGGATGCGATCCCCCGGCTTCTCGGGATTTTGCCGGGCAACGCGCAGCACAAAGTCAAGCTGTTGGAAGCGTTGGAAGTCACCGGGGAGATTGTAGATTGACGGCCCCCGCACCGGACATTGACTTCACGGAACTCTTGCGCTTGCTGGAGATTCCGGCGTATCGAGCGACGACCTGGAGCGGGCATTGCGGGTGTAAGCACGAGGCGGGAAGTACGATGATCCTGCGGTGCCCTGAGCACGCCAAGCTGTTGTGACCGCGCCCGTACAACTCAAGGTTCGCCTACCAAAGGAATTGCGCCGCCGCTTAAAGATTCGCGCGGCTGAGACTGGGATTCCGATGCGGCGCTTGGTCACGCAAGCGATTACTGAGATGCTGGCTAGTGTCGCCAGGCAAAGTGTTTCGCCGGGAAATCGGGTATTCCTGTCGTGACAGTGGCGCGCATCGAGACCGTTGAGCAATTCGAGTCGGCCCTAGAGCGGTTCCATACCGCCAACTTTCCCTGGCACCCGCAACAAATCGTCGCGCTGCGCGCCCACACCGATGTCGTCATGGTGCTCGGAGGGTCGCGGAGCGGCAAAACGCAAACCTTAATGGGCATCATCGGCCGCGTGATTCGCCGCGAAGGCCCGGTCTATGCCCGGCTCGCGAACAAGGAACGCCCGCTCGCCATCTGGGTCGCGCCCTTGACCTTGGAGAAGTGGACCTCCAACTGGGAATCCCGGATGCTGACCGACGTGTTCGCCGGGCTTGGAGCCTCGTACACCCAGAGTCCGCACCCCGTCATCACTTGGCGGGACGAGTACGGCCAAAGCTCCGTGCGGGCCAAGTCGCAAGACCAGGGCTTCATGGCGTTCGAGTCGGATACCGTGGACGTGATTGCCTTGGACGAAGAACCCGAGGACATCCGGCTCTACGGGGCCTGCGTGTCACGGTTGGCCACGACGAATGGCGTGTTGCTCTTGGGCTTCACGCCCTTGCTCGGCATGGACTGGACCTACACGAAGCTCTACGAGCCCGTGGCGAAGCCTGAGTTTCAACGGGCCGATCGGGTGTGGAAGTCCTCCCCCAAAGGCTCGACGGCCGGGGTCACGATCATCCAGATGGGCATGGCCGATAACCCCGCGGCCCAAGCGGCCGCGGTGAAGCTCCAGCAGGACCCCGTGATTAGCGAGCAGGAGAAGCGCACCCGGCTCTACGGCGACTACGGCTTTGTCGAGGGCTTGATCTTCCCGCAGTTTCAGAACTGGAAGAACTACTTCCTCCCCAGCTTACCCCAGAACCGGCCGTATTCGTGGGTGCTGACGATCGACCCCAACAAGCGCCACGGAGGCCTCCTCTCCGCCCTAGACCACGAGGGGAACTGGTACTGCGTGGCGGAACATTTCGAGACGGGGAAACCCGACACCTACCACGCCAACCGCTACCTGGAACTCTTGGCCCAGTACCATTGCCCCAACGCGGCGGTGTTTGCCGATCCCGGCGGAGCAGGCGCCCAGAGCATCGTCAACATGCAGGAGCGCGGGGTGTATGCCTCGCCGGTGACGAAGGACGCGGGGAGTGTGAAGGCGAGCATCGACATCATCGCGCGGATGGCCTGGGTCGATCCGGGGCATTGGCACCCCACGGCGATGGACGAGAAGTCGCGCCGGAAGCTCGGAGCCCCCCGCATTTACTTCGTGGGCAGTCTGTGGACCTCGAACTGGGAAGGGCACACCAACGACAGCCGGTTAGTCTGGGAGTTGCAGCGGTATCGCTGGCAACAGAATGTGCCGTTCAAGCCGGTGAAGGCGGACGATGACTGCACCGACTGCCTCCGCTACTTGGCCCTCGCACGGCCGTTCCAGCCCGATGAACCCGATATGCGCCAAGCCCGGCTCCGGGAGACGCTCGATCCATTGTCGTATCGGGAAGCGACGGATGCGGGGAAGGTGCTGGCGAAAGCGATGAGCGGGAAGTATCGTAGGCAGGATATAGACCGGGACTTGGACTTCGCCCCGCCGGAGGTCGATCTCACATAACGCTGTACATCCAACGGCACGCCCCCACGAAGGACAACGCGGAAACCCCCGGTCCCGAGAAGATTCGCGGGTGGGGCTCCGTCGGCATCTCGCCTGAAGGCGAGGACGTGGCCCGCGCCGCCGCGCAAACGCTCAAGGCCCAAGTCAAGATGCCGTTGATCGTCAGCTCAGATTTGCCCCGGGCGCACGACACCGCGAAGATTCTGGCCGAGAGTATCCCGAATCACGGGGTCGTGCCCTCGCACGAGTTGCGGACCTGGAACGTGGGGGACATCACCGGCCAACCCGTGTCGAGTGCGAAACCCCAGCTCGATGACTTGCAGCACCGACAGCCGACGAAGCCCGCGCCGAACGGGGAGAGCTATGCCGACTTCTACGCGCGGTGGGAACGACTGGTGAACCGGCTCCGGCATTTGGCTAAGACGCAGGACATCGTGGCGGTGGTGCACGGACGGCAGGTGTATGCGTTGCCGAACATTCTCCAAGGGAAGGGCAGTCGCGGCGTGCCGACGCACGGCAGTCCTGATCCGGGGGATATTCTGGCGGTGAACGAGCAGACAAAGAAACTGGACTACGTGCATCGCTCCGGCGCGCAAGCGAAGGTGACCGCGTGAAGTGGAAATGGCACACGCCAATGTGCGCGCTCGTCGGTGTAGGCCGCTGGAACGAATGGATGCAGATACATCTCGTGCTTGGGTTTCTGGAGTTCGAGGTTACGAACGCCTCCCGCGATTGGCACGGCTCGATCGACTTCCTGTTCGGGATCGGCGGCAAGGGCTGTCTGTGGTTTGGCCCGTTCTGCTGGGACTGGCGGGGGGCGTACCGATGACGTGGAAACTGCCGTGGGTTCCCCGCGCGCTCTACGAGCAAGCCCTCGCGGTCTCGTCCCAATTCCTGCGCGATAAGCAGATTGCGGAGGACCGGCTGTACGCTGCGTGGCAACAGGGCTACACCGTCCCACCGCGGGCCTCGGTGATGCCGCCCGAGCCGAAGGAGATACGGTTGCTCCCTGACAAGCTACACGCATGGATTGAGAACTGGGAAAGCGGCGAGACGCGGGCTGAACTCGAAGCGGAGGCACGTAGACTACATTTCCAGATGGGTTACCCAGAAGAACGGGTGCTGGACTTGTTCAACGCTAGAAGTGGCGACGGAATTACCCGGGGGAATGGTGATGGCCAAGACGTGTCCTAAGTGTGGAGCGGTGGTCGCCCTTTATGGGGGGCGTCGTCGCCAATACTGTATCCCCTGCGAACGGACTCAACAGCGGGAATACGCGGCGCGGTATCGTCGTGCCCGCGTGAAGCCACTTCTGTGTGCCGACTGCGGAATCACCATGGTGCGGCGCGTCGGGCAAGGCCACCAACTGAAGCGGTGCCCCCCATGTTGGAAGGCAAACCAGTTGGCCCTTTCCCGAAAGAACGGGCGCCTCAAGTGGCAACGATTCCCTGAACGGATGAAAAGCCAGAAGCTCAAACAACGCTATGGTCTCACGTTGGCCGAGTGGAACAAGCGGCTCGCACTCCAAGGCGATAAGTGCGCCATTTGTATCCGTCCGTTCGGTGATCGGAAGCGATGCACGGACCACGACCACATCACCAAGCGGGTGCGCGGTATCGTGTGCAGCTCGTGTAACACGCGGTTGGCGTGGCTCGAGTCGCGGCGGTCACTCATCCTCAACTACTTGGCTGATCCCTCGCTCGATTACGAGGAGTCGTTGGGATAATGGCGACTTCTGTTGCCCCCCAAACCTCCCAGCAAAATGACCCGAATGTTCCGGGCACATTGGCCTATTCGCGAACCCCGGATTACCCAGACTTACAGGCGGACCCGAAACGCAAAGCTGACTGGGTGCAGAAACTGATTAACGACAGTCAGGGGGACGCGATAGGCCGCTACAAACTCGCGACACAGCATTTGCTCATGATAGATGGGAGGCAACATCTGGACTGGGCTTTACGTGAGCGGGTGTGGCTCGACACGCCGAACGTGGACAATAAAACACGGGTAACACTAAACTACATCAAGCCCATTCTCCGCGCCCGGATGCAGCGGCTCCTCTCCCCGGCGATGGCCTGGCGCGCCACCCCGAAGTCGAACGATGCCGAAGAACGCGACCGCGCGACGGTGGGCTCGAACTTCCTGCAAGACCGCTGGAAGAAAACCCAGATGAGCCGGAAGATTCGCGCGGGGAAGTGGCTGGGCTTTGGGTGTGGGGCGTACTGGCTCAAGAGTTTCTGGAACCCGAAGATCGGGACGCTGCGGAACGCGACGGTGATGGCGCCGCATCCCGCGACGGGGGACCAAACCGAGTACCCGGTGGACGAGCAGGGCAATCTGTTAGCCGACGAGCAGGGGAATCCGAGTACCGAGGGGGCGTATCGCTTCCGGCCGGGGGACGTGGATACGGCGGTGCGAAGCATCTTCAACATCCGGATGAACCGGGATGCCTCGGGCATGGATGTGGCGGAAGGGTTTCGCTGGCTCGTGGATACCGAAGTGGTCCCCATTTCCGTGGTCAAGGAGAAATATGGCGCGGCGGCGCGGAACGTCTCCTCAGTCGCAGGAATTACCACCCTCAAGAATTATGAGTCGATTGTTCGGAGTATCACCGCACCGTATGGTACGGTGACCGGCAACGATTTACTTACTGGACGGGATGGCGGTCGGCTTCCAGATCGCGAACTCACACTCCTTTCAGAGTATTGGGAAGCCCCCTCAGAAGCCCTCCCGAACGGACGACTCCTCGTGATCGGAGGAAACGAACTCCTCTACCCCACCTCGCCCGAGGAGGACGCCGAAGGACTCCCCCAAGGTCTCGTCCCCTATACCGCGTTCTACGACGAGCGGCGGCCCTACGATCCCTACGGCCGGGCGATGGTCCGGGACCTGATTAGCCCGCAGAAGATCATCAACACCCAATGGGGCCTCGCCCTCCAAGAACAAGGCCTCGCCGGGATTGGGCAATGGGTCGGCTTTGATGTCCCGGGGGTGTTCGATCAGGTCACGAATGTGGCCGGGGGCCATATCAAAGTCCCGCTCCATTCAGCGGTGATGAGCAAGAGCTTGGACGAGATCATTCACAAGGTCGGCCCCGTATCGGTCTCGCCGGATCGCTGGCGGATGATCGAGCAAGCCCTGAAACATATGTTCGACATCGGGAGCTACCACGAAATCCAACGGGGCCAAGTGCCCCCGGGCGTGGACTCGGGGATCGCCGTCCAGCTCCTCCAGGAAGCGGAAGCGGGGCAGTTGTCCGATGCGGTGGAGGAGGACAAGAACTCCTACATCGAGTGGGGCCGTCAGCAACTGAAAATCGCCCGCTGGGGGTATGACGCCGACGAGGAACGCTGGCTCCCCGTACACCGGCAGGACTTGGACTTCATGGTGGAGAGCATCACCGGGGACGATTTACCCGACCCGGACGATATCGACATCGACCTGGAAGGGTTCAAGCCGCAGAGCCAAGCCGCCATGCGGGCCGACATCAAGGAGTTTGTGGACAAGGGCTGGATGGCCCCCCAG